TCTAAAGTAGTTGTTTCTGAACCACCTTGTTGTGTAGATAGTGATAACCACCAAGTATCTGTATGTTCAAAACCAACATCTAGTGCTAGTTGTACTGTATCTTCTTCAAAGGTTTTGTATTGTTTTGTGTTTGCAACATTTAATGCTAAATGTTTGCCTTTCTTTAAACCTTTATATGCGTTAGCAATAGTCTGTTTTAAAAACTTCTCTTTCCATAGATCACTTGTATTAAACTTAATACTTGATTGTTCTGGTTCATCACCGTATGCCTCCCAACCAAAGTATGGTGGACTTGTAAATACAAAGTCTAAACTTTCATCTTCAGGTATATAAGTTTCACTACCTTGTCTTAATAGTGTATATGATTTATGTTTATGTCCGTATGTATCTCTTATTTGTTCTAATCCTTTGTATGTAGGAATACAAGGGTCTGTACCTATGTAATTAACACCAGCCGCAATTGCACCTAATAATCGACCACCATAACCCATACTTGGATCCCATACTGTACCAGCACTTGTGCCTTCTAGTGGACTATCTTTTTCTACAAATATATCATATAAGGCAGCGGCAGCCGTAGGTCTAAAATTAGATACCATTTGAGTACCACTATAACGTCTTAACATAGATCGCATATCTGAATCTGTAATATCGTGTGGTTTCTTTTGTTTGAAAAATGTGCCTGTAAGTATTTTGTTTAAACCTTTTTTAAGATGTTCTTCATCATTCCATATCTCCATAGGAGTTTTCATTTTACCACACTTAATGCCCCAAGCGTGTTGCATATAAGACCAAGCAAGATTTAAACCGTGTGTGGATTGACCAATCACTTTGTTTTTGTGATCTATCATAGTATCACGTTTAAAGGCTAAAAGTTGATTATAGATATTGTTTCTCCATTTCTCATCTGTAGGATAATATGGAAAACCTTTTGCCTTTATACTATCGTGTGTTTCTTGTAATATATCACTCATTATTATCTTCGTATGTTCCTGGTTTTTTATATACTTTTTCTATTTGATATTCTCCAAATTTTGAACTTTGACCACTTTCTACTTCGTGTTTAGTATATCTTGGCTTTCCTGATCTATCTAAAGAACCTATATTATATGCCATACCTGGTTTTAACTTTTCTACTTTACCACCTCGTTTTAAAAATTCTTCAATTGTTTCTTTTTTCATTTTATTTTCCTACGTTCCAAAACAGAGCACCTTTCTTAGCATATTTTTTCATAACAGGCCACGCCTTTGCGTCATAAGTAGGTACAGACGGAAAAGGTGGTTTGTCTTTATCTTTAACTTCTTGTGTAAACTTATAATCTGACATATACAATTTAGCACGTCCTACTTCATTCTGTTTCATTCTATGACCAACTGATACTACATTAACATCTTTATCTGGAAATGCCATTTGCAATCCTCTTGTTAATGTACCACTTGATCCTACTGACCAAATTTCACTAATACTAATATTATACTCTATTTCTATATTTTTTGCAAGGTCCCTTATATCTTCAAATACTCTTTTTTCTTCTAATCCTAGTGGCAAAATACGTCTCCTTTTTGGATCCTCGTAAAAATACTCTCTTGCCCTTGCTTTTGTAACTTGTAACATACCATCGGGTACCCAACGTATATCAGCGCCATAGTCTAATGCTTGTTGTTGGTATGGGTGTAGATTGTCTAATGATCTCTTTGCCATAAAGAATACTGCCTTTTTACCGTATGCTTTTGCTTGTAGTGTTAATGATAGTTGAGCATATCCATTTGCTGGACATCCACCATATACAAATTCTTCGGCACCTTCTTCTATTTCTTCTCTAATTAATCTATCTACAAATCTTCTTTTTGATCCACCTTCTAATAGATCATCACGTACTATATGAAAACCCTCGTGTTCTTCTATGACTAATTTAGGAAAATCGTATGGTTTCATTTTAGTATATTAATATTACTTTCAGTTTCTATTACAACTCTTGCACCACAACTTAATAATGGTTTATCATTACCACCATAAACAATCTTACTTGGTCCTAATACTTCTACCTCGTGGCAATATGTATTTTTACTACCTTGTTTAACTGTAATTACAGGATCATTTTTACTATGTTTTTTATTTGATCTAATTACGTGTTGGTTTACGTGTATGTATGTTTTACTTTTTTTGGGCATTTTGATATTTTCTATATCTATCCATTTCTTTTTCTGCTTTTTTGTATGCCATATCTAGTTTCATTTTACTAGCATATTCTGTAAATACTCTACCTAACATATGATCGTATTCGTGTTGAAAGACTCTACTTATCATACCATCTAAATGACCTTCTTTTAAATCACCATTTTCGTCTTCATACTTAACAGTAACTTTACGTGGTCTAGTGATAGAAAGAAATACAAAAGGAAAAGTTAAACATCCTTCTTTCATTACAACTGTTTCCTCACTACTAGAAATTATCATAGGATTAAAACAAGTCATCTTTAAACCATTTTCTAATTGTGGATGATCTCCTAGCACAAACATATTAAAAGGTAAACCTACTTGATTAGCAGATAATCCTATGCCTCCATATTTTTTCATTGCGTCAAACATTGCATCTGATAATTCTTTTCTATCTTTAAATCCTTCTTCTTTTAACATATCTTCTTTAAAAGGTGCTATTGCTGATAACACTCTTGGATCACTTGGTGGTATTAATTTTAGTTCTTTCATATATCTCCTATGTTTGTTCTAATCGTGTAAAGTTTTGATACTTTTCAAATTTAATCATATTGGTAAATTTATCAAACATTATATCGCCTTTATGTGATATGATAAAAATGTTTTCTTTTGTCATAGTTTTTATAATCTTAAAAAAGTCATCTGTGCCTTGACCATCTAAACTGCTATCAAAGATTTCATCTAATACTAACAAGTTTGTATTGACACTATTTTTCATTTTAGCAATCTGTCGCCAAGTAAATAATAAAGCAAGGTCTATTCTTAACTTTTCACCCTCACTAAAACTGTTGTAATTAAAAGTATCTCTATGACGACTTTTAACTGTTTCATTAAATTCTTCATCTAATTGAAATGATATAAAGAAGTCCATAGATTGTAAATATTGATTTATAAGTGTATTCATAATAGGTAAATACTTTTTAATAATTTTAGTTTTAGCACCTTTTTCTGATAATATTTCTCTTACTGTATCAACGTAAGTTTTTTCTTCACTAATTTTTGTTAATTCTGTTTGTGTATCTAATAGTTGTTGTGCTAGACTATCTAATTCTTCTTGTATTTTATTACTATCTTCTTTTTTATTTTCTAACAATACTATTTCATTGTGCAAATTATCGCTAAATCTTTTCATCTCAACAATAGAAGTATTTAATTTTGATATTTCTATATTTAAATCGGTTATTTTTTTAGATATAGAATTAAACTCTTTTAGTTTTGTTTCTGTTTGTACTATTTCTTCTACTAGTTTTTTCATTCCATCATTTAAAGTTACTATTTTACCTTTTTCAAAAGCACGTTTTTCACCTCTAAATTCAGGTTCTAATGGTTGTGTACAGGTTGGGCAAGAATCGTTTTCTTCAAAAAACCTTAAACTTCTTTCGTGTGTTTTTAAATTTGTTTCAATTTTAGTTTCTAACTTAGATAATTCTTTTAATTTTTTTTCAACTTTTTCTTTATCTTTTATATCATCATTATATTTTTTAAAGTCATTATCTAAATGTTGTATTTTTTGTAAATAGGTTTTTTTATCATTTTCTATTTTATCAATTTGATCTTGTTTTATTTTTTTATCATCAACATTTCTGTTTTTAATCTCATTAAAATGTTTACTTTCTAATTCATATTTTGCTTGTATTAAATCTGCATTATGTTTTACTTCTACTATTTTTTTATTTAAATTTGATTGTTCTTCTCTTAGCATCCAATCCATATGTGAAAAAACTTTAATGTCTAATATTTCTTCAACTGCTTCTTTTCTATAACGAGATTTCATTTTCATAAATGGTTCATAAGAAGAAGAACCAAGTATAACAACCTGAACAAATGATCTATAACTTAATTTCATTATATTACGTTCTAAAACTTTTTGATAATCAACAGTAGAAGCATTTTGATTTACAAGTTCATCATTACAATAAATTTCAAAAATATTAGGTTTAATACCTCGTATAACTTTATATTGTTTTGTGCCAACTGAAAAATCTATTTCAACTAAAGTATCGCCGTTATTAATAGTGTTTACTATTTGTTCTTTTTTAATAATTCTAAATGGTCGATTAAACAAAACAAAAGTAATAGCGTCAAGTAAAGTAGATTTACCTGAACCGTTTTTACCTATAATTAAGGTTGTATTAGATTTTGTTAAGTCAACTTCAATAAACTGATTACCAGTAGATAAAAAGTTTTTCCATTTTATTTTTTTAAATATAATCATTTTGAATAATGGTCGTTTGCTTCAATATAAGTTTCTTTAATAAACTCTTTTAACTTTTGTTTGTTTAAATCTGTTTGTATTTGATCTACGTAATTATTTAAAAACGTAATGGTATCTTCTCCTTGATCTAATATATCTTCTCTTACACTAGTAAACATATCGCTTTGTACATCTTCAATAATGTTAACCTCGTGTACATTCATTTTATTTTGTAAACAATCTACTAGTTTATTAAACATATCTTCATTTGTTTTATTAGAAACAAATAACTTTATAAAACAATTTTCATATGGTGTTAAATCAAAGTTAGTATAATCTGTTTTTTTATCATCATAAATTATTTTTTTAAAGATTGTAAGTGGATTAGATATTCTTTCTAATTCTCGTGTTTCTGTGTCAAATACGTGAAACCCTTTAGGACAATTATAGTCTGACCACATAATTTCATATTGAGTTCCTAGATAATAAATATGTCCGTCATCTGATTTTTTATGAAAGTGACCAGAAAATACTTTTTCAAATCTTCTTAATTGTTCTTTTTCTAAACCGTGATCGTTCATAACACCATTGTGCATTTCAAATCCTTTTACTTCTAAATGACCAAAACAAATATCAGCGGTAGAGTGATCTATTGCGTATATTGAATCTTCGTAATTGTCGTCACATATCCAAGGTAAAAATAACATACGACAACCACCTATTTCTACTTCTTTAGGACCTGTGTATATCCAAGGTTCGTTTACACCATCAAAAGTAGTAACAAGTTGTTCTATTGAATTAACTTCATTTGTGTTTTTGTAATAAGTGTCGTGGTTGCCTAATATAATATGTGTATCTATTTTTAACTCCCACAATCGTTTCCAAAACTTCTTTTGAAAATTATGCGCTGTATTAAAATTAATAAACTTTCTTCTATCAACAACATCACCTAAATGAATAAGAGTATCAATCTTGTTCTCAATAAGATATGGAAAAAATATCTCGTCATAGAAACGATTATGATAACTTATAAATGCAGGTGAGTCGTTACGGCATCCGAAGTGTGTATCATTCAGTAATGCTATTTTCATAACTCATAAAGTAATCTAAACTATTTTTACTTTTTCTGACCCTCTTTTTTTTCTTATTACTATCTGCTATTTTTTGTTGTTCTTCAATTGGCATATTCTTTTTAAGATATTCTGTAAATTGATTTGTGAACTCCTTATCTTCACCAGGTTGTAATGTCATATCATCATAATTAGAATCTGTAATAAGTTTATTTTTAATCGTAACTTGTTTTTTCTCTTTCTGTATTCTTCTTATAAATGCATAATATATGATTTGTGTAAAATATGCAAATGGATTATTTGATTTAGTTGGATTAAAGTTGTCTAGGTATTGTAAACAATTTTCTATACCATCACTAATCATATCATCTTTAAAAGTATAATTAATAAAATTAGGTCTATACGATAAATGATTCGCAATCTTTAAAAAACAACTACCAATATAATCTGTAACTGGTGGTTTAGGTAATTTTTTTCTTTTGGCTTTATTGACCATCTTACGATATTCAATCATTGCCTGCAAGAACTCTTTATTATTTACATAATGTTCTTTTTTTTGTTTGTTATTCATAATATATAATATACTATATTTTGTTTAAAATGTCAATGTTTTAATTGGAGTTTTTTATAATAAAAAATATTATTTTTTTCCTGTTTTAACATTGACTTTTTCATTATTTTGTGTATAATAGAGCGTGTAGTGAGTGATTGAAGGTAATAGCTAAAGATAGTATTATTAATGAATAGTTTTATCCAAATCTTCATCATCATATTCATCAAATATTTCATTAAGTTTTTCATTTTGTTCAGCAGATAATTCTTGTGTTGTATATTTACTATTTTTGACGGGAACTGGTTTTTGATTGTAAGTGTTAGCAATATTCATATAACTACTAGCCATTTCTACAGTAGCACTAGTTATTGTCATAATTTTATCTTTTGGAATAGTAATAATTTGATCTGGTGTATAAGAACACCATTTAATTAAAGCAACATAATCTTTAAAACCTGTCATTGTCATTTGAGGCACATACTTAATTAATAGAGGTTTTTCTAAACGCATTAGTTTAGAATCTGTTGGTAATTGTTTATCACCAATAGGCAATATGCAAACAACATCTTCACCGTTAACCAATTTTATTATTTTAATATTTTCTGTAGTATGGTGCATATTACTTTAACTCTACGTTGTGTATTTCATAATTAAAATCTTCTTCATTATAGATATTTATTCTTTCTCTAAAGTGTGCTAAAGTGTAATTTTCTTTTTCATTATAAGTTAAATCATCTGAAATATCATATAATGTAGCACTAGAATTATTATCTTTTAACCTAAGACCACGGCCAATACTTTGGAGATTCCTAATCCTAGACTTTGAAGGACTAGCAAAAACAATATTGTGTAAGTTACGAATGTTAATGCCAGTAGAAAAAGTGCCATAACTAGCAACAATAATAGCCCCCTCCGACTTTTCTGTAATGAAACGAATCTTTTCTCGCTCTTCTGCTTCAACACCTCCATAAACAAAGAAAACTTTTTTATCATCAGCTTTCTCCTCGATTAATTGTTTAAGTAGCATTCCGTGTTTTTCAACGTACTGAAACAGACATAATGTATTGCCTTGTAAAGACAAACATAGATTGCGTATATATTTATTCCGTTTTTCGTTAGAAACGATATAATCCATTTCTTCTTGGTATGTTTTATCTTTTAAAAAGTGTCTAGCAGTTTTATCGTGTTGAAGTATTAAACAGAATATCTTTAAGTCAGCAAGTTGTTTCTTTTCTTGTAATTCACTTGTTGATACAACTTTATTTACAGTACCAAATAAACCCTCTAATACAAGTTTATGTGTTTTAGTACCATCTAAAGTACCTGTAAGTCCAACTCTATATTTACATTTTTCAAGTTTATTCATTATCTTACTTAATGAAACTGCTTTAAATAAATGTGCTTCATCACCAATCACCATACCAAATTGTTGAAACCATTTTTTAGGTAAATTATAGATTGATTGCCAAGTAGATATAATAACTCTTTTGTTTGTTTCTTTATCGTGTCCTTGATATATTCTATGTACGTTACGATCACTATTATAACCATAATCTTTAAAGTCTTTAAATAATTGTTCTACTAAAGATGTTGTTGGTACAATAATGAGTATTTTATCTTGTTTACTTTCTTTTAATCTCAATAAATTAAAGATTAACATTAAGTATATAATTAAAGATTTACCAGAGGCAGTAGGAGATAATAATAAACATCTACTCTTTTTAATAGAGTGTACAAATGCCTCTCTTTGATAATCTCTTATTTCTATTTTAGGAATTTTAAGTGCTTTTAAAAACTTATCTATATCATCTTCTTTTATTGATACATCTTTTATTTTAGTTCCGTCAACAACCTGTACATCATTCTTTTTACACCAATCTACAATATAAGGATAAAGTCCTGCATAGATTTGACCTGTAGCATAACTGAATAGTCTAATTTTGCCATCCCAAACTCTACTACGATATTGAGGCATAAACTTAAAACCAGGTACTTCAAATGTAAAGTATTCTCCAAGTTCTCGTCTTATATCTGCGTCTGCCTCTATTTTTAAATAGACTTCGTTCTTCTTATCTATGATGAGGTAACGTGTTGTGGTCATTTTTAGATAGCGCCACTAGTAAACTTTCTCCAGTCTATAGCGTTCTTTATTGTAAAAGTTCTATTAGAAATTTGTCTAATAGTTCTATCTAAAAAATCAATTACTGTTTCTAAGTATTTAACTTTTTGAGTTGCTTTTTGTATTTCTTCGTCTGCTTCAATATACTTGTCAACGTCTTGTTTTAAAATTTTTAGATTAAAAGGTTTTTGTTGATATACTTGTGGGTCTGATTTACCTGTATAATATTCCCATTTAAATAATCGTATTGTTCTTAAATCATCTTCAGCACGTGTTAATAACAACTTAAACTTTGTTAAGTGTTTCATATACTTGTTATGTAACTGAGGAGTTTTCAAAGACTCTAAATCTAATTCAGTATCGTTAATCTTTAGGTCTTTTTCTGCTAGTTCTTGTATTTGTTCTAAATCCATAATATATCCATTATATCATAAAACACTCAAAAAATCAAGTTTTTAAGTTGTTGTTATGCTTGTTCTACTTGCGTTTGTATTTGCAAAGTCGTATAATTTGTAATCAAATGTTACAGTTGCCGTTAAATAATCTGTATCAGTTGCTTGTTGTGAGTATTGTAGTCCAGATAAAGACAAAGGAAATATATCACTAAATCTTACTTCTACTACAGCATTGTTTTTACTTGTTAGTATTGTTAGTGTTGCGTCTGAAAATAGACCACCGGTACTAGGGGCAGCAAACTTTGATCGTCCTGCGTCACCTAACACACTATTTTTTGATGTGGGAAATCTATCTGTACCAGAGTCTAATAAAGTTTTAAACTCATCATATCCACCAGGAAATCCTAATCCTCTTAACCAACCGTGTATCTCTTGGTAGTTTTCTAAATTTTCATCTACTAAAAATGTTAATGATAATCTATCATAAGTTAACTTTTCACCAGGCATTGGTATATCTCTAAATGGTGTAGGTTGAACATAGTTATCTGCTATTGATACACCAGGTAAATTTACCGCTGTACAAAAGTATTCTACTTTAGGTAATTTAAGTACATTAAACTTAAACTTAGTAGGATCTGCATAATCCAATTTAGTAGGCTGTCTATTGTAACTATTTGTAGTAGTCATAATATTATTTATATACTATTTAGGAAGTGTTCCTGATTCACCTAGTTTCTCTAATGCTTTAATAACTGTGTTTATGTTTTCTGATTTTTTACAAGGTTTTTCTTCGGTAGATTCTTGTAATTCTTCACACACAGGTATTGTTTTATTATCTACTGGTTTAACTTGTTCTTGTTCACAAGCATTTGCCCAAGTAAATACAATAAGCATCATTAAAATTATAATGAATATGTATAGGTATTGAATTAAAACTTTTTTCATATGTTTATTTAGTGCATAAAAAAAGGGCGACTTGTTTAGAGCCGCCCTTTTAAGATTGTCAAACAACAATCAACCAAATTACATTATGTTAGCAACTTGTACTTTTTGGTAGTATCTATTACTGTTTGCTGAACCAGCATTGTTAACAGCAGTAGCAGCACCTGATAGAGCACCTGTTTCTGCAAATGGGTTTGCAACTAGACCATATCTAGTTTTGAAACCGATTTTTGGTTGGAAAGTGTCTTGTCCAACTGCTCTCACCATTTGTAGTGGCACGTATGGGCAGTAGAATATACCAGCGTCATAAGGTGAAGTACCTTTGTAACCAACTACGTAGTATTGTTTCGCAGATGAGTTTGCTGAGTATGGATCAATGTACACTTTGTATCTTCCGTTTAATGTACCAGCAAAAGTATTACCAGTGTCATCAACGTTTAGATTGTTGTTTAATGCAGGAGTGTAATCTAAAACACCAGCCATTTGAAGCGCACTAGCAACGTCAGCAGAACAGATAATGATGTTACCTTTTCCTCTTCTTGTTCTTTGTGCAATTCTATTAGCATCTCTCTCTAATTGGAACATTAATCCTTTGAATCTCTCAACTGACCATCTTCCGTTTGAGTCTGTGTCTAAATCAAAGATACCAGCTGTAGTTGTGTTAACAGCAGCACCTTTTTCTGCATTGATGTAAATTGTTCTTACAACTTCTCTATTGATTTCAGCAAGAATTTCAGCAGATAGAATATTTGCTAATTCTGTTTCTGCGTCTAAACCGTGGATTGCTTTTAAGTCTTGAGCAAGTTCCATAGTGTATTCTGCTTTTAGAGCTCTGCTTCTTGCAGTAACAGTTGATTTCTCAATTGAGAAAGCCATTTCTGCAAATTGGTTTCCAGAACCATCTCCTAAAGCCTCAGCAACACCAGTTTCCATCGCTTCAGTTTTAGTGTAAGCAGTTGGAACAGCGTCGTTTAATACAGCAGGGTTTTGTCCTGATTGACTACCAGCAGTTTGACCTGCAGTAGAATCACCAGCAGCGTTTCTAGCTGAATAAGATGTATCCGCTTCATCAAATAAAGCTTCGTCTCCAAGTTGTGATGTATATCTACTTCTCATTGCAAAGATAAGTCCAGTAGGACCAGTCATTGGTTGTACACCAGCGATATCGTATGCGATAAGATTTGGCATTGCTCTTCTTACTA